CAATGGCTTCCAATGTAACTTCACTACCAAGCGTCACCAGCGTCAATGGAACCACAATCCCGTTATCTGCCACGCTTCTTACCTCAGCATCAACTTCATCAGCATTAACGCGAATTGGCTTGACCTCTGTTGGTTTTGTCAAGAGCGACGCTTCTGGCAACCTATCGGTTGATACGAATACCTATCTCACCTCAACAACGGGTGTGACAACCTTCTCTGGTGGCTCGACGGGTTTGTTGCCATCATCCGCAACCTCCGGCGCAATTTCACTATCGGGAACGCTGGCAGTTGGCTATGGCGGGACGGGGTTAACTTCCTTTACTTCTGGTGGTGCTGTTTATGCCTCATCAACCTCTGCCTTAACCACAGGAACACTCCCCGTTACTTCGGGTGGAACAGGAACAACTACCTCTACAGGCACAGGCTCGGTTGTCCTTTCTCAGACCCCCACCCTTAACCCCTCGGCAACGACCAACATTGGTCTTATTGTCAAGGGTCAGGCAAGTCAAACGGCAAACTTACAAGAGTGGCAAAACTCGGCTTCGACAGCCCTTGCCTCGCTTTCCTCGGCTGGAACCCTGACCGTCACCGCCCTCGCTGGAACCACGCTTTCGGGAACCCTTAACACCAACTCCAACCGCATTACCAACCTGCCTGTTCCCACAGCCCTCACCGACCCTGCTCGTGCTGGTGACTTTGGACAGACGGTTCCCCCAACATTCCACCTCAACGGTTTTGCTGTCTATTTTAAGGCTTGGACTTTTGACCCCGTTTTGGTCGCTTCCGCAGGTGCGCTTTTGACTACATCAACGGTTTATTACAACGCTATTTATGTTCCCTCTACAATCACCGTTGGTTTTATTCAATGGTATAACACCGTTGCTGGTGCAACCCTTAGCGACACAACTCTTGGTGTTTACAGCACAGACGGGAGAACGCTACTTGGATACGGTCAAACGAGTTCCTCTACCGCTGGTGGAGTGGGATTGATTAATGTTGCCATTTCCAAGAATGGCTCTGGTGGCACTATATCCACCCTCACCTTGACCCCCGGTGTCTATTGGGTCGCTATGGCACAAGCAGGAACAACGGGTTCAACGGTTCTTAAAACAGCCTCCGCAACTGCGGCTATTGTCAATGTGAACACAAGCGCAGGCACAGGAACCCTAAATGGTCGCTCTCAAACCAGCACGGCGTATTACATTAGCGGTCAGGCACTTTGGTCTAACCTCAATACTTCTAGCATTGTCCTAACAAACGGTGCTTCCGCCTTCTGGTTTGCCCTCTCCGGCACATAAACCCTGCTAGGGTTTACTCTATGGACTACAGCACCCTTTTAACAGACGACCAGAAGCGAGAAATCCTTGTTGGTCGAATCCAGCAGTTTGCTTCCGAGGCATACCAAATCTCGCTGAACCAGAAGGTTCTCAGCGAAAACGGTGGCGACGAAGTGGCTATCGCCAACAACGAAGCCAATCTCTCTACCCTAGAAAAGGCTATTCAAGTTCACCAAGAAGAACTTGCTAGCCTGCCAGAACCAACGCCAGGGGCATAGACTTTTCCAAATCTTGTGGCAAGATAGGTAGTAACCAACCACAGGAGTAAGCGTGTCACAAGTATTTTTTAATAGCGGTCTTACGATTATGTTCAACCAACTAATCACCGCTTCTCCTACGACCTACACCAACCTTTATGTTGGGCTGTTTACCGATTCTTCGTTTCCAGCGGGAACGGCAACCCTCGGTTCTGGCTTAACCGAGCAGACGGGTTCTGGCTACACACGACAGGCAACGACATTCTCTGCTCCTGCCATAGCGCACTCGTACATCTCCGCCCCCGTCTTGACCACCACGCTTTCAGCAACGGCTACGTCGGGAACTCAACTCGTGACCTTGACTAGCACTACGGGCTTAGTCGTGGGTATGAGTATCGTGGTTGGCTCATCAGCCGTTAAGACGATTACCGGTCTCCCCGGAGCCAATCAGGTAATTCTCTCATCGACCCTTTCTGGAACTCAATCAAGCGGTGCAACAGTGACAGCAGGCGATGCAGTAGAGGGCATGAAGTCTGTCGGCTAGCAGGTGACACTTGGAATCGCCACGGGCACATGGACTGCCTCTTATGGCTTCTTTATCGCTACAGCCTCAACGGGTGGCACGGCTCTTTATGCCTCGTCATTCGCAGACGGTTCCAATCCCATCCTCTCGCCTAACGACACCCTAAAGGTCACGCCTACTTGGGTAATGGCTAACTAGGGCTGGTAGGTGGTTATGACCACCGCAGTTCCAAATCGCACAGTATTTGCCACGCTGTACAACGGCGGAGGTAAAACCTCGTTTGAAGGCTTGTATTACGGAATAACATCGGTCCCACCAACCGTTTATGTCGTTAACGGAACAGTTCTGTTTCTGGAGTCCGCCAACGTCGTTGTGGTGATATCGGCAAATAGGTTGGGAAATACCAATATTTTAGAGTACGCCAACGGCGTTAAGCAGTTAACAGCCAACCGTTCCGTAGTGGTAACACAAAGGATGACAACAACCAGCGAGAAGGTTGTGGAACTTAACAAAACCGCCACTAACGCCTTAACCGAGAAGGCAATCGCTACTAAAACGACAGTTCGTAGCCTCTCGGGGGTTGTGTCTACAGCCATGCAGGTTACCTCCGCTAGAACCACTGCATTCCTACGGTCATCAAGTCAAACTCTTGCTCAAAATGTTGATGGTGTACGGATTGTGGCTCGGGTGCGTAGCAACGCCCTCGCCCTCGTGTCCGCCACAGTTGCCACACGGTCCGCTGAAAAGAGGAAGGTGGGGGCTAGTTCCACTCAAGCCGTAATTCGGGCGACAAAGGCTCAAGTTAATCTGCGGGCAAACAGTCAAGCCTTGCGGATTGTTGTCGTAGCCACCAAGCAGGCAATCTTCAGCAGGAATGGAATCGATACTTTATTCCAAACGGCTAAATTTGCATCCTTCATTTACACTATCGCCAACACGCTTCCTGCGATTTTCAGGGAGACCGCAAAGCAACTAGCGCAAGCCGACCCCCGCATTTCAGCCTTCTCTGAAATTACCGAGAGAGGGTTGTATCGTGAGCAACCTACGCAGCAGACCTTTAACGAGGGCGCGACTCAAATCTTCACGGAAGGACAGTAATGAGCATTCACTACCCCACATCGCAGGCAAGCCTCCCCGACCTGTCATTTAGTTGGGTGGATGCCAACGGCTCCCCGATTGATTTCAGCACGGGCTGGACATTCCGCATGACAATTGGTCGCCCCCCTAACGCCACCACAATTACGAAAACTAGTGGCATCATTGGATATAATGGAAGCACCGGAACGAACCTCATTGTCTCTTGGAACACAAACGAACTTGCCACCCTCACGGGTGGTCGTTGGTACTTCATCATTACTGCCACTCTTGGTTCAGCGGGCGGGAAGCAACGCATTCTCAACGGCTCCATCATCTTCGACGCAGTTCAACTCGCTTAAGGGGTGCTGAAATGACATGGACCTACTCCGCCGACCCGACTTCATCCACGAAGGATGCAGTTCGCTGGCTTATCGGGGACACTAATCCCGATGCTCCACTTATTCAGGATGAGGAGATTAAATTCAACCTGTTGGAGATGAACGGTGAGATTTATCGTTCAGCAGCCAACTGTGCACAGAACATCGCAGCCTTTTACACAGGCGAGGCACAATCAACCAGCAAGAGCGTAGGTGGACTGAGTCTTTCCAAGTCCTTCGGAGACAAGGCTTCCCGCTACGAACGACTAGCGAAGCAACTGCTGATGCGTTCACGCCGAGTGGCTCCCCCTCATGTCAACGCCGACCCCCACGCACTGGGTGCGGAATTTGTCATTGGCAAGTTCGACCCCTATTACGCCAGTCCCAACGACTGGCCAAGCCAATCGGTACTCGGTGTTACGACGACCTATGGAACGGGATATAGCCCAGATGACGGTGGGAATGGCTAATGCCCATCGACCCCGAGTTGTATCCACTGTTTGCACAGACCATTATCTGTCAGAACCCGCTACCAATCACCTCCTACACGCCGGTCAATAGTGATGGTCTGCTTCCCCCTGCCATAGTCGGTGCGCCTGTGCTGGATGCATACGGGCGACATGTTGGTACTTCCGCCAATCCCCTATCCCCCAACTCTGCTGCCAGATACTCTGAAGCCAAGACCTACAAATGCCGGTTGGAATATTCGACTCGAGTCATGATGGATGCTGATGGGCGAGAGCGTGTGAGTTCTGGTCGGGCGTACTTAATGGGCGTTTTCCCCGAAATTACTACGGAAAGTCTCCTTACGGTGGATGAAGTCCAGCCCGCACTACGCCACCCCGTGCTGATTAATGTCACGACAGACAACGATGAACTTGGACCCCACAACACGACACTACACTTCGAGTAGGTGATTTATGGCTGACATCCGAGTTGTTGTTGAAACCGAAGCACTTAAGAGTGGACTTAAGAACAAGGGTCAAGAGATTGAAAAAATGTTGTACGAAGTCATGAATCAAGTTATGGAGAAGGTCTTTGCTGAAAGCCAAGTTCTAGTTCCTGCAGATACGGGTGCACTACAACAATCGGGAAGGATTGTTCGAACAGGCAAAATGTTCGGCGGATTGCCCGAGATTGCGGTTGTCTATGGTGGTGGCTTAATCAACTATGCCGTTACTGTCCACGAGGACATGGAGGCTTACCACGAACACCCCACACAGGCTAAGTACCTAGAAATTCCCCTATTAAACAACCAAGAAGTTCTTGTCTCCCTAATTGCCAAGCGGCTGAAGGTAATCTTGTCATCATGACAACTCTCTTGGAAAACTTCGGAACCTACCTGCCCACAGCCCTTAGCCCATTGACCTACGGCACACAGGGTTTGGTCTTGGGGGCAAACCTATTCTTGGCACGCCTACCTGCGGAAGCCCCCGATGCCTGTGTTGTTGTTATGCAGTACGAAGGACAGGGTCCCACCTTCACTATGGGCACTGCCGTGTCCGCCATCGAGCATCCCCGCATTCAAATCACCGTGCGGGGCTTGCGAGAGGACTATCCGGGCACTTACGCTTGGGCGCAACTAATCCGCAACACGCTCGGGGGTCTGCTGTTACCCTCGGGTTCCTTCCCCAATGTAATAAGGATAGAACCTCTAGGCGTTCCCAATCCAACGGGTTACGACCAAGTGGAACGCCCACGCTTCAGCATGAACTTTCAAGTACACACGAACACTGCCAGCAATGGATACCCACAGCCGTGAGTGAACTTGACATTATTCTCAAGAGCATCACCGCTGCCAAAGCCGCCAACCTCGCCGCAATCCACGCACTAGATGCCGTTGAGCGAATGCTCGAGCCACAGCCTTCACCAGAAAGCCCTACCCCCAAGCCCGATGGGGAGTGCACTCACGAGGGGGCTATTCTCGTTAGTACATCGGCGGGAACTTTCAAGGTTTGCGAGTGCGGTTTCCAGTCTCAGGAATAAGAACTTGACTCCGTTGCTTAATTGTGGTTAACTGGTTGTGCGGTAAACCAATGAATAAGCAGTACAGTGCAACTGACTAGAAAGAAGAGTGATGGCTAAGAGATTAATCATCGAGCCTTACAAGCCCCACTACATCAAGCCGTGGACCGAGGCGTATGAGTGGCAGGGCATCTCCCCTGAACACCCCGTCAAGGTTTCAGGCGAGCATGGAACATGGGTATTTAGGTCTACGCACATCAACCCCGAGGGAGAGGTGATTGCTATCCATGTCTACGGAGGCATCAAGGGCAACAATGCCACACGGTTCCTACGCCCCGAGCGAGTGACCCCCATCACAGCCAAGCCCAAGCGTCGCAAGAAGGGCGACCCTATTGAGGAAGATGAAGCCCCCGACCTCGGGGAATAGCCAACAACTTCACCAGCCTTCGCCACACAGGTTTCCAAGAGAGGGTGCTACGATAAAGGCGTAGCAAGCCCAGTTCGTCAGAGGGAAATTATGGCAAAGGCAAAAGTTAGCACTCAGTCCTATCGCATCCTAGACCTCTCTACTGTCGCCTACAACGGCAAAGTTGCCGATTGTGGCGATGTAGTAGATGACCTGCCTGGTGAAAGCATCGGCTGGCTCCTCGAGGGTGGCTACATAGAGGCTTGCGAATCCACTCCCACCCCTACCCCTGTAGTGGAAGAAACAACGCCCGACACGCCCGCTGAAGGCGAGGACAACTAGTGCCAACCTTCCAAACGGGTAAAAATACCCGCATTATCTTCGCCAATCCAACTGCGAACACCAACTACGACGTCTCGCAATACTTCAACGATGTCTCAATTTCTCGCTCAATAGAGTCAGCCGAGACCACTACCTTTCAGAACAGTGGCTTCAAGACTTATGTTTCCGGACTCAGGGATGGAACAATCTCCCTCTCGGGTTTCTATGAAGGCTCCACCAATGGTCTTGACGCAATCCTCACCGAAGCAATCAGCAACGATGGAGACGATGGAATTATCGTGTTCTTCGATGGCGGCACGGTAGTTAACAGTCTGTGCGCTATGGCAAAGGGTATCGAAGCCAAATACGACCTCAAATCCCCAGTTTCCGGCGTTGTCTCTGCCGATACAGAGGTTATGAGCGATGGCGGAGTTTGGCGTGGTCGGGGTCAGTTCAAGACCATCACCACCTCCTACAACACAACCGCTTACGACAACGGGCAGGCTTCCCTTTATGGCGGGCTTTTGATTATGGGATGTACGGAATTGACCGGCACAACCCCCACTGTTTCTCTTGCTTTTCAGCACTCCGTAGACGGAAGTAGTTGGGTTACCCCCCCCAATGGGGCAACTCTTGCTACTGAAAGTGGCGTAGGAACGACAGTTGTGAAAATCACAGGTACGGTGTTTAGGTACACGAGGTTAAGTGTCACGGTAACAGGCACTTCACCATCGGCAACAATCTACTTCGGGTTCGCCCGATACTAAGGAAGGAATAGACATGGCAATTCCAGTCTTTCAACACGGCAAGAACGCATTTCTAGCCCTCGGCTACGATTTGGCAGCAACCCTCGCCACAGGCACATCCGCATCTGCAGTGCTTACCATTACCAGCATTACCTCGGCAATCACCAGCGAAGCCCCAACCCTTACGGGTGGAAGCAAGTACGGCTTGTTTGTCGGTGGCGTTCCGGTGATTTCCAACGCAGCACCAGCGTCATCGCCCGTGACCCTTACTGCTACGCCTTCGACTGCCTTTACCGCTGCAACGGTTCTGCCGATGTACAACATCTCGCCTTACATCAACGACATCTCCTTCCCACAGGCGATTGAAACCCCAGAAACCACGACCTTTAGCAAGGAAGCGGTTAAGACTTACATTGTTGGTCTTAAGGGCTACAACATCTCATTCGGTGGTCACTATGACGGAAGCACGGCGGGTATTGACGCAATCATGACCGACCTCATCAAGTTCCAAGACGCTGGCAACTTCATTCCCTTCGTCTACGGTCCATCAAGCCCCGGTGCTTTCACCGGACAGACTGCGGACATGAAGTACTACGGTCAGGGACTCTTGACTAAGTACGACCTCAAGTCTCCTGTCGGTGGCGTAGTTGAGTTCAATGGTGAAATCCAAGTCTCCGGCGCAGTTGTCCGTAGCACTATCTAATCTGCTACGCTTCTAGGCATACCCTAGACAGGAGCAATAAAAAGTGTCCAATCTTTCCAACATTATCTTCTCGGCTGATGACATCGAGTCCGAACTCGTTGAAGTCAAGGCGTGGGGCGTAACGGTTCTGGTGAAATCCATGACCGCCCGTGACCGAGCCAGAATGATTAATAGCAGCGTCACGGAATCTGGTGGATTTCAACTCGAGGATATTCTTCCCGACATGGTTATCGCAAGCACCTACGACCCCGAAACGGGCGAGAGGGTCTTTCAGGATGGTGACCGTGATGCCCTTATGTCAAAGTCGGCAGCACCGATTGAGCAGATTGCTACCATAGCAATGCGACTGTCGGGCATGGAAGAGAACTCAGTGGATGAAGCGGGAAAAGAATTCTTGCCAACCACGACAGACGGTTCATCTTTGAACTAGCCGAGAAACTCGGCAGAACGGTTGGCGAACTCCTAGAGGGTTCACCGGCACATCGACCACTATCCTCGAAAGAGTTAGTGGAATGGCAGGCGGTTTGGAAACTTCGTGCCTACGAACGGGAACAGGCGGAACGAGAGGCAAGATAGTAGTAGTGGTATCACCTTAGAAAGGAGGCGTACATCATGGATGAGAGCATGAGAGTACGCATCCTCGGTGACGCCAAAGGTGCTAAAGATGCCTTCGAGCAAGTATCGGCTGCTGCCGATGCGACAGCCAGGCGCATCGAAGGAACCTTCCACCACGCTGGTTCTATCCTCAAGAAGGCTATAGGTATTACAGCAGTCAGCGTCGGTCTCGAGATGGCTCTTGAGGGTGCATCAAAACTTATCAACCTGCAAAAGGTTCAGTCTAAACTTCTAGACAACGCCAATGTTTCCAAGAAGTATGAATTGCAGGGCACTCAAGAATCAGTCCGCTGGTACTCAAAAATACTCGACCAGCAGGCGACACAACTGTCGCTGTCTAACGGTATCGCCAAAGGTCAAGTAGTACAGGCACAAACCCTGCTGTTACAGAACTCCTCCATCCGCAAACTGTACGACGACAACAAGGGCGCAATGACGCAAGCCCTAGACGCAGCAGCCAACCTTTCTGAAGTTATGGGTGGAGGTGGTGGTGGGTCAATTGTAAGTTCAGCAAAGCGATTGAACATGATGATGACTGACCCTGCGAAGAAGATGAACGCTATGGCTCGACAGGGCGTGACTTTCTCTAAAGCGGAGCAGGATTATGTTAAGGCTCAGCAAGCCAGTGCCGCTGGTCAAAAGGGTATTCAGTTGGGTCAGATAGCATTACTTAAGGTCATAAAGAAAGAATATGGCGGCGTTGCTGCTGCTGCCGCTTCACCAGTCGAACTTCTCAAGAACCTCTACCAGAATGTTATGTTGTCGCTAGGTACGGGACTTATTCCAATCCTCGACACCCTCGCTCAGGCTCTAATCCCCCCTGTGCAAGCGTTGCTCCCCGTGTTGGAATTCATGGCGAACACCATCGGGGCAGTATCGGTAACACTTGGTAAGGCATTGGGTAGCATTCTGTCTGCCCTTGTGCCGCTGTTCACCCTGATGACCAACTCCATTATTCCGGCGTTGCTCAACATAATCACCCCGCTAATTCAAATGGTTGATGCCGCTCTAACGCCTATCGTCAAGGTCTTCTCACAGATGGTCGGAACGGCTGAGCATCTTGGTCCGTTGGCAAAGGTGATTGCCGACATTGGCGTACAAACTGCCAAGAACCTACAGCCCGCCATTAAAGCCGTAGCGGATACCTTTAATCAAATGGCATCCTCTGGTGCACTCCAGGAATTGTTCCAAGCGATATTAGACTCTATGGTAGCCCTCGCCCCAATTATCCCCCAATTGGCAACCAATTTTTCCAACATGTTGATAGCCCTTCTCCCAATCGTTGCCGACTCCGGTCCGGAGTTTGCCAAGATAATTAAACTATGGACTCAACTCCTACAAGTCGTAGTACCACTTATCCTGAGTGCTTCGGGGGCGATTACCGAAATGATGTCCCAGTTGGGTGGACTTAGTAAGCCCATAGCGGTACTGCTAGCAGTCTGGTTTACCAGAGGGTTGTTCCTCTTGCCAATTCGCCTAGTGGTGGGGGCAATCGGGGGATTGATTGGCAAGATGAAAACCCTTAAAGAAATTATGGCAATGACCAGACTGTCTACGGGTGGCGGCTTTATTACACGCTTGGCGGGGGTGTTATCTGCCAGAAGCAAGTTGCCAGTCACCCCACCGACGGTCCCAGTGCCAACCCGTGGTGGTTTCGCTGGCAAAATCAGCGACGTCTACCTCAAGACAAGGGATGCCCTAAAGAAAACAATTGAAGTAACTAAAAACTTTGCCTCCAAGTTTGTCTCCATGATGAAAACCGCCTTCACTGGTGTCTCTAACCTTGCTCGTGCCTTTGGCTCCAAGTTTACCTCGATTATGGGTCCCGTATTTTCTAAGGTCCGTACTGCGGCTAGTGTCTTTTACACTAAATTCATGATGGTTGCGGGAGTTGGCTTTGCTCGGGTCAGGATTTTGGCTCAAGACTTTGGCTCTAAGTTCACCTCAACAATGAGTTCGACCTTCTCTAGAGTAGGTGGCGCATCTAGAATCTTCGCTGCGAAGTTGGTTGCACAAATGAAGATTGCCTTTTCTAAAGCAGGAACTCTGGCTCAAGAATTTGGCTCTAAGTTTTCTTCAATGATGAGTGCCGCATTTACGAAGGGTGGCAACCTTGCGAGACTCTTTGCCTCAAAGATGGTCTTAGCGTTTCAAGTTGTGGGTGCAGCCGCAAAAAGGCTTATCTTCGAAACACTTATTCCAGCCATGTCGACCCTGTTTGCTTATGTTATGGCAAACCCGATTGTTCTAGCAATTGCAGCCATTGTTATCGCTGTCGCTGCTTTGATTTACCTAATGGTCAAGCACTGGAAGGGATTTATGACCGGAGTTATGGCTGTGTGGCACGCCATAGTAGCCGCTGCTAAGTGGGCGTTCAACCTAATCAAGGCACACTGGCGCATTTTTATCTCCCTGCTGTTGGGACCATTGGGCATTGCGATTGCACTTATTACTAAGTATTGGCATCAAATTGCCGCAGTGTTTAAGTTCGTTTGGAATCTCGTTGTTGCTTACTTCAAATTTGGCATCAAAGTTATCAAGGCAGAAATTACCATTCTGAAAAACATCTTTGTAGCGATATGGCATGGTATCTACGCAGTGTTCAAGTTCGTCTGGAATCTTGTTGTTGCTTACTTTAAGTTTGGTATAAAGGTTATCAAGGCGGAGATAACCTTCATCAAAAACCTCTTTGTGGCGATTTGGCATGGTATTTACGGAGCATTCAAGTGGGTGTGGGACAAAATCACCGCTGGCTTCCACTGGCTTGTTGGGTTGTTTCAGGGAATTTGGCACACAATCACCAATCTTGGCAAGTCGATATGGAACGGGATGGTCAATGGGTTAATTGACGCTGTCAACATGATGATTGGTATCTGGAACTCGGCAACCGGCTGGATACCGTGGCTCGGCAGTGCTGTTCATGTTGGCACAATTAAGCACATTGGCGAAACTCCCAAAGCACCAATTAAGAAGCACAGTGGTGGCATCGTTCCTGGTCCACGAGGCAAGGAAGTACCTGCCATCCTGCAGGCTGGTGAAGCCGTTGTGAGCCTTGCACAGATGAACCGTACCGGAATGAGTGCAAATGCGGGGGCAAGTTTGAATGTCCACCCCGGAGCAGTCAATATCACCATTAACGGGAATGCGGATGCCCAGACGGTGGCTCTTATCAAGCAACATGTCAATGCCCAGTTCGATGAACTCCACCGCACGCTGAAATCAATGGGTCGGTAGTAAAGTCAGAGTTAGCCGCCCATGAAAATTCTAACCGCCACCCCAGTTACTTCATCTCCACTCACAGACCAATGGCAAGTGTACG